ATCTGTGGACACTTCGGTGTACTACCAACACAGTTAGGTATGACCGCTTCTGGTGCGCTAGGAGAAACAGGACATCAGCAAGGCGAAGCATCCACCGCTGAAAACATTGGTATGCGCCCACTCATCATGTGGCTTGAAGATCTGTTGAATCAACTGTCATACCGCTTCCTTGATATGCCTAAAGACTTACGCTTCCAGTTCAGCGATGGAACAGAAGCAGACGAAATGGCTCAAACCAGTCGCAGACAAATGGAGTTCTTTAGTGGTCTTAAACCATTGAATGAGGTTCGTAGCGAAATGGGTTTGCCATTGTTCTCATTCCCTGAAGCCGATCAGCCATTAGTTGTTGCTGGTTCTGTATTAACTCCTGTAGCCGCCGCTTTTGAAACGGTTGCTGTTGACGCAGGAGAAACAGATCAGCAAGCGTTAAATGCAACTAATGATGTGGCTGTAGAAACAGAATCCAAATCTGCTGAACTAACTCAATTCATTAAATGGTCTAAAGGTGACCGTAAGCGTGACTTCATGTTCAAAACTGTTGATGGTGAAACTGCTGACCGTTTGAATCATCTTGTCCGTCACGACACACAAGCCGCTCGTGATTTAGCCGTGCATCTGCGTAAGGCAGGTGGTGTCCACCCAAAAGTCCACAAGGGAAGGGAACCCTTCCCCAAGAACCATCCAGCGCGAACGGTGTCGGACAGGCTCGTACGGATTTATACAGACCGATTCGCTTCGGTTGGGAGCGTTGACGCAGAGCGTTTAGCCAGTCAATTTCTGGAGACACCTACTTCGGCTCCGCGCCAATGGTTGAAAGAAAAAAATGTTGTTGTTTATGGTGCTGACGCTGTAAGCCTGTTGGAAGATTTGTTTTACGAATCTGCATGGATGGGGACTGTGGGTGCGCGTGTGTTGGTGCGCCGTTTGAAGAAAGCACAGAAAGCCCCATTGTCTGCGTCATCGGCTGATTGGGTTGATTGGAAGGCTGGCGATGCTGACGCGGCTAAACAACTGGTGTCTGACGGTATGGGTGCTGGTATGCGAGCAATGCTTGACCGTGCTTCTATTGAAATTAAGGGTATTAACGAAACCACTCTTGATCGTATTAGCAACATCCTGAGCCGTGGTGTTGAGGCAGGTGCTACGCCTGTAACGGTTGGTAAAGAGATCCGCGACCTTGTTGGTGATCCACGCAGGGCTGAGATGATTGCTAATACTGAGATGGCTCGTGCTGTTAATGCTTCTAATGTGGATGAGTATCGCAATGCTGGTGTGACGATGGTTGAGTGGCAAACCGCTGGTGATGATGGTGTGTGTGAGGATTGCGCCGCTAATGAGGCTGACAATCCGTATGAGATTGGTTCTGAACCTGAAGCCCCTGCACATCCGAATTGTGGTTGCCAGATTGTTCCTGCGGCGTTTGAGGATTTGGTTGAGTTGACTCCTGATGAGCAGGCTGAGGCTGACGCAATTTTTGGTGATGTTCCTTTTGTTGAGCCTGAGTCTGATGAGGATCATGCGAATGTTCAGGACACGCATGAGTTGGTGAGTGAGGCTGAGATTCTTTCTCCACCAGAAGAATTGAAACCTGTACGCAACGAACCTAAATACGCTAGTGAAGAAATACAAAGCCGTATTCAACAGTTCTATGACGAAGTTCTTTATGACGCTAAAGGTAATTTTGTTCACGATTGGGATGGTTACACAGGTAAGGGTGACAAACTGATGGAACGCTTGTGGCGTGAACAAGGCTTTGATGCCAAACCCACACTTGTTAATGATGTTCAATATGACACATTAAAAGCACAAGGTTGGGAACCTGTCTATAGAGGCATCGCCGCCGAAACACCAGAAGTAGTACAGCAATATGTTGACGCATACAAACAGGGTGACCCGTTTGCAGGTAAAGGCATTTTTGGTAACGGCACCTATGCTTCTATCTCTGAAGAAACCGCAGTTCACTTCAGCGAACACACCGCTACTGGTAAAGAAGTCCCACACGGAAAAGTTATGGACTTGTTAATAAATCCAGAAGCGCGAATTGTTGATTACGAAACCATGAAAACACAATTCAGGGAATCAATAACCGACATTTTGGCTGAGAAAAATGCGATCAAACAAGAGTACGGCTTAATGAAGGATTACATGATGACCCCTTCTGAACTTGAAGCGGCTAAAGCAAAAATGCCTGAGTTTGCCAGAAGCGAACTGCAACGCTATGAAACCCTGCAAGACACATTGGGTGCTGATCCGATGCGTTGGGCAACAGCAGAAGGAATAGATGTTGTCAGGATTGTTAACCCAACAGTCAACCTTGCCGAAGGCGCATTGAACGATACCTACCTAGTTATTCTTAACCGTGGCGTAGTAGCCATAAGAAAGTAAAACAATGACAACCTTTTCATCATTCAGGGAACTGCGTGGACAAGCAGAAACAACCGTGTTTTTATTAGACGGTATAACTCGCATGGATTTTGTGGATGTTATTAAACAGTATGCAGACATTAACGATGTTCCAGAGCCGTACCATTCATGGATTGTTGACCCATCTTCCATACCTGAAGATAAGCGTTCATCGGTACGCCGACCATCTGACTATAGGAAACCTAAAGCATCCAAAGCGGTAGAACCTGAACTTGTAAAGGTGTATCGCAACGCCATAGATCAAGCCATAGACAAACTCAACGCACTCAACACAGATGATGAAGGGCGCATAGAAGTCCCGTGGGTACAACACGCCCGACCTAAAATAGAAACCGAACGATGGGCAGACGCAAAACTACGATCATTCCTCATTGAAGAACTGCAAGCCACACAAAAATATGTGAAACGCGAAACCGTGCAATGGCACATAGAACACCTCAACGACTCTGCACACGACAACCGCGCAATGCCCAATGTGCTTGTAGCCGACACCGAATATCTCATCTACGATGGTCATCACCGTCTAGTCGCTTTATGGCTTTTGGGTGCTGACACAGCAAACTGCTGGAAACTGGAGATTTAACCATGAAACATTACGATGTAACCGTGAACACAACAGCAACGCTTGTATTCCAAAGCAATAACCCTTTTGGAGACAACATTATTATCAACACAACCAGCACAGGTAAAGATGTTCACTTTGGTGACTCAACCGTGAACACAACATCCACATGGGGCTTTCGTTTGCCTACCTCTACTGACTCGTATGTTTTGAATGTTCCGTTTGGAGAGAAACTGTATGCCGCGGTTGGAGCAACAACAGGTGTCATTCACATTCTTGAAACAGCACCAAACAGCAACTAGGTGACAAACACCCTCACTTGTTGTTATCTTGTGAGCAGTATCTATCCATGAAGGAAACCCGATGACCAATAATGCATCTGTGTTCGCACGAATCATCAAAACCGACAAACAATCTGACGGGACACTAATGGTTACGGGTATCGCAACTGACGACACCGTAGATGTGGATGAACAAATCTGTGATCCTGAATGGTTGAAATCAGCAATGCCTGAATGGTTTTCTTGGGGCAACATCCGCGAACAGCACAGCAACATTGCCGCTGGTGTCGCTACAGAGTATGAGGCTAAAGGTTCTCAACACATCATCACAGCACGGGTTGTTGATCCTGCTTCGGTGAAGAAAGTGGAGAACGGTGTTCTCAAAGGTTTCTCTATTGGTATCCGCAATCCGCGTGTTATCAAAGACGAAAAGGCTATTGGTGGTCGCATTGTTGACGGACAAATTGTGGAAGTGTCACTTGTTGACCGCCCTGCAAACCCGACTTGTGTATTGACTATGGCTAAAGCAGTAGATGGGCTTTTGAAGTCCGTGGAAGGAAACATGATGAGTGAAGTAATTAAAGCCGCTGAGGAATCAACTGAGGAATCAACCGAGATGACAGCAGAGGCAACTAGCGAAATGAAAGCAGTTGAAGAATCAACTGAAGAATCAACAGAGGGTTCAAACCCTGCTGAAGAATCAACCGAGGAATCAACCGAAGTTAAAGCAATGGAAGAATCCACAATGAGCAAAGAAGCCATGTGTAAAGAATGTGGCAAAGCCGAATCTGAATGCAAATGCGCTGAAGGTGGTTTTGAACGCAAAGCCGTTGAAGAATCATCACAGGCAGAAGGCGAAGAATCATCGCAAGAGATCGGTGAGGAATCATCGCGTGAAGGTGGCATTGCTGGCGTTGCTGGCAAATCCATTGAAGCAATTACAGAGCAGTTGACGCGCATTGAAAAGTCACTTACTCTGATGAACGAAACATACGGAAAATTGTTGAAAGGCGTTTCCACTACCGAGGACATCGCGAAGTCTGTGCAAGAGGTCACAGAGCGTTTGTCAGTAGTTGAAAAGTCACCAGCATCATCCGCACCTGTTCGTATGGCTGTTATAAACAAAGCCCCAACCGTGAATCCAGACATTGCGAAAGCATCTGAATACCGCTCTAAGGCAATGGCAACAACAGACAGAAAACTCGCTGACGGGTACTTAGCACTCGCCGCCGAACTTGAAACCAACCTCTAACCCAAAGGAACCCCCCTAATGGCTACACCAAATCCATCCCAAATCTTCGGCACAGATGATGCCAAAGAACTTGCTATCCGTAAGGAAGCATTTGACTCAGCACTAACTAAGTCTTTTGACACAGCCGCCGCTGGTCAGTTCCGCCCTGAAGGTTTGAACCTTCCTGTCGGTGACTCTCCTGCATACGCTCTTGCAGAACTTGAAAAAGCAGTTGGCAACCCAATGCTTGCAAAGTCAATGTCACCAGACGCTTTCTCATCGTTGCAGGCACAAATTGCCGCACAGCGCGAGATTGTTAAAGACATCACGATCGGTAACGGTTCAACAACTGGTTCACCAATCGGAACTGGTCTTGTACCGTTTGACCTTGAAGCACCAGCGAAGTATCTCGCTCCACGCCCAACACCACTCCGTAACCGTTTGCCACGCGAAAAGGGACAAGGCACAAGCCGCCGTTTCAAGCGCATCACAGGTATCACGGGTTCTGGAACTGGTGGAACAACCAACATTCACCCCGGTATTGCTGAAACCACTCAAAACAACTTTGCTGTTTCGGGTTCGTCAAACGCTCTTTACCTGAACCGTGGAAGCAAAATTGCTTACGCTGGTGATGATCAGATCGTTCCTTACTTCCAGTTCAGCCTTTCGGATGAAGTCTCTTGGCAGGCTCAGTACGCAGGTCAGAACTTCCAAGACATTCGTGCATTGTCGGCAATGAGCCTTCTGTACTCCTCAATGTTGATGGAAGAAAAAATGCTCCTCATGGGTCGTGGTACTAACGCCGCGTTCTCTGGCGCACTTGCCGCACCAACCGTAACCATCACGGCTCGCGCCGCGGCTACTGGTGAAACTGCACTTGGTCTTACAACTAAGTTGACCGTCTATGTAACCAGCGATGCTGGCGCATTCGGTGAATCAGTTGTTTCAACTCAGACAGTTATGGGTACAGCATTAACTTCAGGTCAGGTTGCCGATATCACAGTTTCTTCTGTGACTGGCGCACTTGGTTACAAGGTTTATGTTGGTCAAGCCGCTGGTGCAGTCGCCGCGGCATCGTGCTTCTATGTTGGTCGTACAGGCTCACGCCTTTACACCGTTCAGGGAACACTTCCTACAACTGGTGACAACGCTGGTAACCACGCCGCAGACACATCTGCATACGGCAACGGTTATGACGGAATCATGCCGATCGTTACAGGTGCAAACTCTGGCTACACAAAGAGCCTGAACAGCACATTCAACGCGGTCAGCCCGGGTGCTGAGTTCCAGACAGCCTTTTCAAGTCTTTATGACTCCGTTAAGGCTGACCCTGACACCATCTTGTTCAACGGTGCAGACCGTAAGCAGTTGTCAGAGTTGTTGAAGAACTCGTCAAGCACGAACTACCGCCTCACACTTCAGCAGGATGAAGTTGGCAACGCCGTTATCGGTTCTGTCATCACCGCAATCCAGAACGAAGTAACAGGAAAAGTTGTTCCAATGGAAGTCCATCCGTGGATGCCACAAGGAAACACCGCGATCCTTTCGTACACCCTTCCAATTCCAGACTCGCAAGTGTCTAATGTTTGGTCGGTTGTCAATGTGCAGGATTACACAGGTATCAACTGGCCGGTTACGCAGTTCGCGTACGAGTCCAGTTCATACTGGTACGGTTCATTCGTGTGCTACGCACCTGCATGGAACGCATCAATCACAGGAATCCAAGCCGCCTAATAAATCGGTAAGAGTTGGAAAGTGCGTGACCGCCCCATCCGTGTCACGCACTTTCCTTCACTTGATGGGAGTGTAAATTATGAAGCGTTTAGTACCGCCAGATAAAGCCGTAGCAGAGACGCAAGTTGGCTCACGGCTTTATCGCCAAATGAAAGATGGAACCGTTCACGCTAATGACGCTGATGTGAAGGTGTTGAAAGAAGCAGGGTTTTTTGAACCTAATGCTGGTGGATTCGCCAAAACTAAGGGTTGGGTGTGTGACGATTGTGGATTCCACGGTTACTTCAAAGTTTGTGGTAAGTGTGGTTCTACAAAAATGAAACAACCAAAGTGAGGACTAGGAAATGACGCAAGAAGTAACTACGATTTCTGCGTTGTTTTCTACTCCTTATTTGACTGTTGCTGAATATAAGCAGGCACCAACAGCGGTAGATGTTGATGACCTTGTGGGTGGCGGTAGTGCTTCTATCAATGATCAGGAGTTAGCGAACTGTATTGCTCGCGCATCTTCGTGGATTGATGCTCATTGCAATCAGGTGTTGGGTGCCACTCTTGATACGGAGTCGTTTCGTGCGCGTATTTCGCGTGATGGGATGTTGAAATTGCATCCGCGTTTCACTCCGATTATGGGTGTTGTTTCAGCGGCGTATGGCAATGCGCCACAATCACAGACTGCTCTTGATCCTTCTACGGCGTGGATTGAATCCATGTCGGTTGTGTTTCCGTTGGGTGGTGTTGTTTCTTCGTTTTATGGGGCTATCCAGTTTGCTCCTATTTATTCTCAAAATCAGGAACAGTATGTAACCCTGTCGTATGTGAATGGCTATGCCAACACTCTGTTGGCTTCTAGTGCCTCTGCAACGGCTTCTACGCTGTCTGTAAAGGATCTGACGGGCTTTGTACCCAATCAGCAGTTTCAGATCTATGACGGGGCTTCTAGCGAGTTGCTGAGGGTGGCTTCTAGTTTCACGGTGTCACAGGGCGCAGGGTCACTTCCGTTGGCTTCTGCTACCGCGTATGCACACACCGCTGGTTTGTCGGTGTCAGCGTTGCCACCAGCAATCAAACTTGCCACGATCTACATGACCAATGTTGTTTTGAAGTCACGCGGTAATGGTGCGCTTGTATTGGGTGGTTTAACTCCGACTGTTATTGAATCAGATAACAGCGCAGTAGGTAGCGACTATTCATCCGCTATGGACATTCTGAAACCGTACAGGCGTATCCGATGAGCAGAGCCACTATCCGTAATGCGGTGGCTACATACTTTGCGGCTCCAGCAGTCACGGGACTGAACAAAGTTTTTACTGCACACCCGAAGCGTATTGAAGCGTCATGGTATCGCTATGGTCAACCAGCAGGCACATATTCTGGTGGTGTAGCCATTGTTGCAATCTTGGGTGAGAACGAAGAACGCCGTGGAATAGGTGGTGCTACTTCAGGTAAGAAATGGGTTCACTACGAAGTGCAACTAGAAGTTTTTATGCACTCAATTCAGCGTCACTCAGAGACAGCGATGGCTGATTTTGATACTCTTATGGACAACATCAAAGACAAATTAAGAGCAGATAGATACTTAAATGCGTATCCGTCTGTGGTCTTTGAGGCAGGTGAAATGTATCTTGATGGGGTGTATGGTGAACCAAGAGTTCTTCAAGACGGGTCAACCGAGATTTGGGGAGCGATCAGATTTGAAGTTAGTGAGTTTATAAACGCATGAAAATTACAGTTAATGAAGAACGCGTCTTTCCTACTATTGGTTTGATTGCTAATGCTGGTGACACCGTTGATGTTCCTCACGAAGATGATGAAACAAGTAAGCCTGAGAAGGCTGTAACAAAGAAGGTTGGTGACATCTAATGGCTTTACCACGCAGTAGGTCTTATTTAGGCATAGCAAAAGAAACACGCCCTGCGGCTGGAGTAGCACCCACAGCAGTAGCGGCTACGGATTTCATTCCGTTCACAAGCATCACACCTGTTGACAACATTGTTTATCTTGACGATAAAGGTATGCGTGGCTCAATGGTTGACGAGTACGATGTCATTCAGGGAAACATTCATTCAGAGTTTGAGTTCGCTGGTGATGTCTTTGCTGACACCATTGGTTACCCTCTTGCTGGTGTTCTTGGCGATGTGACTTTCACGGCTGGTACTCCGAACACACACGCCATTTCGGTTTTGAACAGTCAAGCCACTAACGGTCAGCCTGTTACATACACGATCAGCGACTACTACTCTCTTGGTTCTTCTTCTACTCGTCAGTTTGCTGGCGCACAGTTTGAATCCATTGATTTCAAGTTTTCGGCTGATGCGTTGTTGACTTACACAGCGAAGGCTAAGGCTTACCAGTCGGCTACCGCTTCTAACCCAACACCATCGTTTTCAACTGTTACACCTACACCATCATGGGAAGGTGTAGTTAGCCTTAACGGTGCTACTTCTACGCTTCTTGCTGAAGGTAACTGCAACATTAAACGACCTGTTGACGCAATCTGGACTGTTGACGGAAACCAACGCCCTTACCAGTTGTTTGCTGGTGCGGTAACCGTTGACGGTGCTTTGACTCTTATCTTTGAGTCGGATACTGAACTTGGTTTGTACTTGAACAACACAAAGCCAATTTTGGATATTGCGTTCTCGCACGGTACTGGTGCTTCTACTCAGGCAATCAAAATCCACATGACTAAGTGTGCTTTTACGGGTGCAAAGATTCAGCGCGGTAAGGAATACATTGAACTTGCTGTGAACTATAAGGCTCTTGCGAATACAACTGATGCTGGTACTTCTGCTGGTTACTCACCGATCAAGGTGACGCTTCAGAACACGAAGGCAACTGGTACTTACGCTTAGTAGCAAACAAAAAAAGCCCCACCCGATTGTTGTGTTCGGGTGGGGCTTTTTTATTTGGGGGGACTTTATTATTTGCCTGCCTTTGCAAATGCGATTGCTTCGGACAACTGCGTGAAGCGTTCTGATTTTGTGCCGTTAACCAAAGTGGTTTGGTATCCGCTTTTTTGTGATCCCGTGATGCGAGCAACACGACCTTCTGTTTTGTGATTGACATACCAAACAGCAGGTGATTCACCTTTAACTGATGTGTACGGATCATTGAAATAATCTGCTGTGTTGACTCTGACTGGCTGTGTGTTTGTGTTTGTTTCCATACAGATATCTAATCACAACTTGTCAGGGATTACAACAATCAAACCAACATTTTTTTAGAAATATCCCAAACCCTTGCCACACAAGGCTTTCACCAGCCATAAGATATACTCCAAACACACCAAAACAAGGAGATGGGCATGAACCGACAATCATTACAAGGCGGATGGGTTGAATACCGAGAGCCAGAAAATGTGCCAGAACGCCTACGGCGCGAAGTCACCAAACTCTCAACCAAAGGAGCCAAGTTCTCCACCCTCGCTGAAACAGATCCAGCAGAAATGAACGAAGAAGAACTAGAAAGCATGACCGATTTCATGTCAGCCTTCAACGATTCAGTAGCACTAGCACTTGTATCCGCATGGTCATTTGACGCACCAGTAACAAAAGACGGACTACTAGACCTTCCATCATCTGCATACGATGAAATTGTTAAACATTGCACACCACTCGTATCACGACTCATGCCTAACTTCGGAGTTGACACAGACCCAAAAGCCCCTACCGACATTTAATGCGCATCGGTCACGCTGTTAAAACAGGTGTTGTTGATCATCGTTATCCTTTGCGTGAGGAGTTTCGCGATTATCAACTTGCAACAAAGTTTGGTTGGACTAAAAGCGAAATAAACGAGCAACCTGCCGTTTGGCTAGACTGGATGTTGGCGATTGACGCTGAGGTTCAGGAAGCGAGAGCAGATGCAAATGGAAGCGACTTTTAACGACAATGGCGCGTTAAAACATTTCAATTCTTTGCCTAAGCATATTGATGATGCTGTGAAGAAGGCTGTTGATTTTGCTGGTGCTGAAGCGGTGCGTGAGATGACAGGCAAGCAGGGTTTGTCTATGTACGGTCGCCACAAGAAGGGAACACCTACACCTTCGCCTGCTGGTGATCCACCTGCACAGGTAACAACGAACCTTCGTAAGTCGGTGAAGAAGTTTGCGGCACACCGTATTGGTTTTGGTAACTACTCTGTAAAAGTTATGCCTACTGCGATCTATGCAAAAGCACAGGAACTTGGATTACCCGAAAGAGGTTTGCCAGCACGACCTTTTGTTGCACCTGCTAGAAATAGACTTAGTAAAAACAAACGACTAGAACGAATGTTCCGTCACACTATGTATCAGGAGTTGAAGAAGCATCATGGCTGACGAATCAATCCAGATTAACTTCACGGGTAACGCAACTTCCCTGCAACACGCCGCGCAACAGGTGTCGCAATCGTTGAATCAAGTTGCGGCTAACACTAAGTCAATGTCGGCTGGAACCGTTGCGGCTGGTACCGCTATGGGTGCTGTCTTGGTTCAGATGGGTCAAAAGGCTTTAGGTTTTGCTAAGGATGCTGTTGGTTCGTTTTCATCGGTTGCTGGTGAAGTTCGCAAGATGCAAGGAGTCATGGGTGGCTCTGCTGAGGATGTTTCGCGTTTGCGGTTTGCCGCTGAAGAAGTTGGTGTGTCTGCTGACACGGTTTCTAAGTCGTTTCGTATTTTATCTACGCACCTTGTTACTCACGATAAGGCGGCACAGGCTGTAGGTGTGTCTTATAAGAATCTTGATGGTTCTTTGAAAGCCCCACAGGAGTTGTTGGGTCAGGTTGCTGATCAGTTAAATAAACTTCCTGCTGGTGCTGAACGAAGCGCGTTGGCTTCAAAACTTTTGGGTCGTGGTTTTGCTGAGTTGAATCCGTTGTTGAAGCAGGGTTCTGAGGGTATCAAGAAGTTTTCTGAGGAGTCCGACATTCTTGGTTTGACGATGAGTCAGAAAGATGTTGATGCGGCTAAAGCGATGACGATGGCTAACCGTGAACTTCATGCTGTTGTTAAGGGTGTGTTTGTTGAGATTGGTAGGTCAATCATGCCTACTTTGGCGGCGTTTGCTACGACTATTTCTCATGGTGCTTTGCAGATTAAGAACTTTATTAACGAGCATCAGAATCTTGGTACTGCTCTTAAAGTTATGGGTGGCATTGTTGCTGGTGTTGCTGGTGTCATTATTCAGTACATGGCTATTCAGAAGGCTTCAGCGATATTTGAATCTGCGTATGTTGCTATTAAAACTGCGTTTGGTGTGGCTACTGTGGCTGAAGGTGTTGCTACTGAGGGTGCGGCTGTTGCTCAATGGGGTTTGAATGCGGCTATGGATGCCAACCCTATTGGTGTGATCGTGTTGGCTTTGGAAGTGTTTGTTGCCGCTCTGATTATTTTGGTTAAAACTTTCAAGCCTGTTCAGGATGCGTTGATTTGGTTGTTTGGTTTGATTGGTAATGTTGGCGGTAAGGCGATTGCTATTGCTGTTAAGTATTTAGAGTTTATGGGTGTTGCCTATATTAACCTTGCACGGATTGTGGTTAAGGCTGGCGAGATTATTACGGGTAACCGAGTGTGGAAAACTTTGTTTGGTGGTGGGGCTAATGATGCGATGAAGGGTGCGCTTGATGCTCTTGATGGGTTTGAAAAGAAGTTCAAAAGTGTTGCTGATGGTATTGCTAAAACAGCATGGAATGACGGAACTACTATTGGTAAGAATCTTGGTGCTGGTCTGGTCAATGGTATTAAGAACCTGAAGTTGCCTTCGTTGAAAGTTCCTAAAACTGCCGACAAGGGTAATAACGGTTTGGGTATGCCAGACATTTCGTTGTTGGATTCCACTCCTGACAACTCAGCCGCGTTAGCCGCCGCAGAGAAAGCGGCACTTGAAAAGAAACTGGAAGCCACTAAAGATTTTTGGGATAAGCGAATCAAAACGGCTAAGGATGCTTTTGATTATGCAAAAGGTATTGCTGATAAAGCAAAAGCAGATATGGCACAGATCGCGTCTAGTGTTGCTCAGTCCATAACTTCTGGTTTTGATATTACGGCTTTAACTTCATCTTCTTTTGCTAAGTATCTTGGTGCGGATGCGTTGGTGGCTTCGTTCCGTAAGAAATTGACTGATGCTAAAGAGTTTGTTGCTGATTTGCAGGCGTTAAAAGCGCAGGGGCTTCCTGTTGAGATGCTTCAGCAGATGGCGGCGGCTGGTGTTGAGGGTGGTTTGGATGCGGCGCGTGTCCTTGTGGGTAATACGGGTGCTATTCAGGAACTTGCCGCTTTGCAGGCTGAATTAAATATCGCTTCTGGTCAGGCTGGCGAAACGGTGTCTGTGGCTGTTAAAGGTCAGGATGTGTTGGCGGCTACTTCTGCTCAGACTACGGCTCGTGCTGGTTTGACTGCTGAGGAGCGTGGTGCTGGTGCGGCTGGTGTTGTTGTTAATGAAACAACTTCGGCTAATGGTGATGTTAATATCACGGTGCAGACGGTTACGAACGCTAGTCCTTCTGATATTGCTGATGCGATTGCGTTTGCTATTGTGACGAACACGCCTGCGGTTACTCCTACGGCTACACCTGTGGATTTGACTAATACAGATTGGTCTAACTTCCAGTTACCAGCCGACTTTGTTCCTGACTTGTCAGGTTTCTCTGTTGGCGGATTGGCAACATTATGACGACTCCTGCTAATGCTTATGTTTTTGCTTTCAACGGTTGGCTGTTTGGCGGTGTTGACGGTGGCGGTGTTCAAGTCTTAACTGTTGACGGTCTTGAAGATCTACCAACGCTCCGCACACAAGATGAAGGGCGTGGATATTCCGATGGTATGTTCACAGGTCGCGACTTCCTGAATGGGCGTACGATCACGATGCAACTGCAAATCATGGGTGCTGGTGCTGGTGCTGGTTCAGATATGCAAACTTATATTCAGCAGTTGAAGCAGTATTTGATTAGTCAGACTTCGGGTACTGGTGTGCTACAGATTTATCTTCCTAGTCGTGGTGTTCAGCGTTTGAATGCGCGTGTCCGTGCTAGGGCTATCCGTATTGATCCGAATTATACTTATGGTCGTGCTGAGGCTACGGTGCAGTTTTATTGCCCTGATCCTCGTATCTACAACGACACGGTTTCTACTTTCACGCTGAACCCTAACGGCGGTAATATGCGTACCTACCCTGAAACTTTCAACATTGCGTACAACATCACAGGTTCGGGTACTACCTCAGCAACGGTTACAAACACAGGTAACTACGAAACTTGGGGTACTTTCACTATTACGGGTGCCTGTACTAACCCTCGTATTTTGAACACCACCACGGGTGCTTTCCTTAGTTTCCCTGCTGTAACAATGACAGCAACCGACACTTTGGTTGTCAACACCGACCTTAAAACTGTGACTTTCAATGGTGGAGCCGCCCGTAACCTTTTGGGTAACGCATCCACTTGGTTCAGTTTTCCCCCTGCAACACCAACCAACATCAACTATTCAGTCGCCAGCGGCGCGGCGTTGTGTAACCTGTCATATCGTGACGCATACATCTAAGGAGACATCGTGGCTTTTACATTAACGCAACCGCTTTATGGACAGGGTGGTTCATACACAGCACAGCAGGACAGGTTGTTTATTCAAGCAACAGCGGTGACGCAGGGTGTCCGTAAATTAACTGCGGCTTCTGGTGGTGTGATGACTGGTGATCTTGCGGTTACAACATCGGGTACTACTAACGGTTCTGTGTTTGTTGCGGCTGGTGCAGTTGTTGTTGCTTCTTCTACTGCTAGTCAGGGTCATTATTTTGCTAACAACGATGGTGCTACTTTGGTTGGTTCTTTCACGGCCAACTCGTCTGGTAACCCTCGTATTGACTTGGTGACGGTTTTGATTACTGATACGGGTGCTACGCCTGTTGTTTCGTTTGCGATTGTTGCTGGTACTCCTGCGGCTACACCTTCTGCACCTGCTACTCCGTCTAACTCTTTGGTGTTGGCGCAGGTTGCTATTCCTAATGGTTTTACGGTGACTACTACGGTGGCGGCTGGAAACATTACTGATGTTCGTCAGAAGGCTTTTGTTCCCGACTTGTCGGTTACTTCTACTTCTGCAACGGTGATTCCTTCACCTACTCATGGAAACATGGCTTATCGTTCTGATGACCAGCGTTTGAATACTTACAATGCAAATGCTGTTGAGGGTGCTAGGTGGGAGAATGTTCCTGAGCGTACTGGTTTTCGCAATGCGATTATTAACGGCAAAATGGATATTGCACAGCGCGGTACAAGCGTTACTGGTAATACAATTGGTGGATATACAACGGTAGATAGATTTACTCTTGGGTTGTCATCATTGGGTACTTGGACAATTACACAAACAGCAGATGCACCAACGGGTACTGATTTTCGTAACTGTTACAAAGTTGCTTGCACTACCGCTAATGCTTCACCTGCGGCTGGTGCGTTTATGCAGTTGTCACACATTATAGAAGGTCAAGACCTTCAGCATTTTCGTAAAGGTACATCAAGTGCCAAACCTTTTACTTTGTCATTTTGGACTAAATCGTTTCAGACAGGTACTTTTATTGTTGAGTTGTTAGACCTTACTAATAGTCGTTCTGTTTGTGCGTCTTATACTATTTCTGCTTCGGGTACTTGGCAGTATGTTTCTTTAACTTTTCCTGCGGATACTACTGGTGCGTTAGCCAATGATAACTCTGGTGCTTTATATATTAACTGGTGGTTGGGTGCTGGTTCTACTTATACTTCTGGTACTTTGCCTTCTGCGTGGGGTGCTTTAACTAGTGCTAACCGTGCTGTTGGTCAAACAAACATTGCTTCTTCTACTTCTAATTATTGGCAAGTTACGGGTTGTCAATTGGAGCAGGGTTCTGTTGCTTCACCGTTTGAACGCCGACCTATCGGTGCTGAACTTGCGTTGTGTCAAAGGTATTATCAAAAAGAAAGTGATGCTGGAATTGTTATGGGTGTAGACCAAAACGGAACACCCTCTACGGGTAGATATGTAGGAGTGCAATTTCCTGTAACTATGAGAACAAATACATATACTGCAAGCGCACAAACTGCTGCTGGTGCTGGAAGTATTTACAAGAAATCACTTAGTGGAATGTCAGTTTCCAGAGCGTCTTCTGGCACTTCTTTAGGTGTAGACCTTTGGTCTTGGATAGTAGATGCGGAGTTATGATGTTTGCTACATGGAATCCTGAGCGTGGCGAACCTGCCATTGTTCGTTTAAGTGATAATGCTTTTATTTCTATTTCAGAAAATAATCGTGATTATCAAGAATATCTTGCGTGGGTTGCTGAAGGTAACACCGCTAAACCGTGGGTAGAAACAACCGAGAAATAAATCATGGCGACATACCGCTACCTCACCACAGACCTGTTAACCAACACCGTCATTGCTGAACTTCCACTTACGGGAGTGACATGGGGGCAAGCGTTAAACGATGCAGGACAATTTCAAGGTCACATGATGCTGTCCGACAGCCGCATCACAAATGTCTTGGGTACCTACAATGCTTCTAACCAGTTCACACTTGACTATGTAACAACCCCTGCCAAAGTGGGTTTGTATGTTGAGCGTGACGGTGCAATCGTATGGGGCGGTGTCATCTGGTCACGCCAGTATGATTCGCTGTCACAAACAATGTCGCTAGGTGCGCGAGAGTTTGATTCGTATCTACAACGCAGGCGTTTCTCTGAAACTAAAGCATGGGTGACGGGTACTGACCAGTCCACGATTGTTAAATACATTCTTGACGCTATGAACAATGCACCGTACGGAAACATTGGTATTGATACTTCTGCGATCACGGCTATGGGTAGGGCAATACCTAATGTGTTTGTGGCTTATGACTATCAGAAACTTGTTGTCTTTGATGTGATTAAACAGTTGTCTCAACAGTCGGCACCGTACGGGTTTGATTTTTCTATTGATTGTGCGTATGACTCAAACAAAACAATCACTCGTACTTTTAATGTGTTTTATCCGCGTAAGGGTCTAGCGGTGTCGGCTAACTACAACAACCCAATGTTGGAGTTCCCTTCGGTAATGTTGAAATACGCATACCCTGAAGATGGTGCAAACCTCACAAATCGTTTGTATGGTTTTGGTGCTGGCTCATCTGAAGGTCAATACATTTCAACTGTCCAAGCGGCTTCATCGTTTGGTCAGGGTTATCCGTTGCTGGAAGATACATATTCTTATACACAGGTTCCTGACCCACGAATGGTGGATGCTTTAACTGCTGGACAGGTAGCCGCTAGGTCTATTCCTGTTGTGGTGTTAAGCGCATCGTGGTTCCCTACTAGCGATACTGTGTCTGGTACGCCTGTGGCTCCGAACATTGGTGACTTCCAGTTAGGTGACTTTTTTCGTATTCGCATAACCGATGATCGTTTCCCTAACACTCTTGATACGGCTTTGGGTTTATCTAAGTTTGATGTTGCTGTTGGTGATAATGGTTCGGCAGAAGTTGTTTCTGGTTCGTTTGTTATTCCGTCTTATTAAGGAGAAAAGGTTATGGGTGTATTAAATCAAGATCCTGCGTTGGCGCAGATGTTTAACGATTTGAATAAGCGGATTGCTGGTTTGGAGCAATCTAAACGGTTCACGGTTCCTACTGTTGTGGACTCAACTAAATATCCGCAGTACCCACAGTCGGGTGACATGATTCTTGATGCTTCATCGGGTTATTTGTATATTTTTATTGTGCAGTCAGGTATCAACTATCAGGGCATTGTTTCTACTTCTAGTAACACGGTTGCATCGTCTGGTTCTTTAACTTTTTTGACTTCTAATACTGGTTCTTTTTTGAAGCAGGATCGTTTGCGTATTTATTCAACGGCTTCTCCTGCGAATTATATTGATGCGACAGTTTCAGCGGTTACTACGAATGTGTCTTTGACTGTTACTGCTACTGGTTCGGCAGGGTCGGGTACTTTTGCGGCGTGGACTATTACGGCGTATGGAACTTGGCGACAACTTTTGACAACTGTGGATTTGGTTGCTTCTAACATTTATGTGGCTACATCATCGGGTGCCGCGGCGACTGCAACGATTTCTAGTGTTGTTGGTGGTGGCGATGGTTCTTCACAAACTGGTGCCACGATTGGTACTGGCGGTGACGGAATTGTTCGTGCTACTGGTTTTTCACCTGACTTTGGTGGTATCTCGTTTGGCATCGGAACGCTGGTCTGATTAGACTGCGTAAAGCGGATGGGCAACCCTACAGATGGAGAACCCATGAATACCGCACTCAGTATCGCTCAACGAATCGTTAGCACTTTCATTGTCAACGCTATGGCAATTATTGGTGGAGCCTCAATTATTGGTGGTATTCCTGTTGTGAAGTCGGCGTTGCTGGCTGGTGTGTCTGCGTGTGTGACTGTTGTTGAGCGTTTGGCTCGCGCATCGGTTGACGGTAATTTGACGCAAACAGAGATCTCTGAAGCGTTCATTGGTGTTGTACCAAGAGAAGATAAATAGTTATGGCTCGCCCGTATCCCTATTATCCAAGTTTTGATGGAAAAAAAGAATCCGACATTATTCGTAAGGTCGTGGATTTGTGTCATGCCCGTTGGAAAACTTCTTGTCTAGGCACTTATCAAGTTAGGTTGATGAAGAACGATCAAACTAAGAACATGAAGGTGACTGATCCTGATGCTGGTAAGTGGATGTCAACGCACGGAACTGGTTTCGCGGCTGATATCTCTAGTAATGACCAGTCTGTGTTGTCTGCAATGTTTGAGTATTTTGTTCAGCATTCTGAGGAACTTTTAATAAGTGAATGCCATCACTATTCGTATAAAGACTATGGGCGTGGGTATAGGTCAAGTCGTGGGGCTGGCAGTAAAGGCGTAAAAGTTTTCACTAAAGATGACAATGCTGGTTCGTATCGTGCTGGTGGCACAGTTGCTAATTGGATTCATATTGAGGTTGAACAGCAAGATGTGGCTCATTGGGAAGAAGTATTTAGATCGTTGAAGCCATGAGTCCGTTTTTGTTTGTTGGCATTGGTGCAGGTGCTTGTTTGTTTGTGTTGTTGCTTCTTGAATTGTTGTTTGACGAGTAATGCGTAAATGGCTGGCACTTTCTGTGTTGGTCATTGGGTTGACGGTGGGCTTGTCTAAAGCCGATGGTCAGCAAATAGGTTCGGGGTTGGATGCTGTTGGGTATTCAATTTCTGATGTTCCACCTTTGCGTTCTGATACTGAGTATCCGCAATGTGCTTCTGGTGTGTATGAGCAGATTAATTACACTTGGGATTACGAGCAGAACTTGTTTGGTGATTGTGGGTGGGATTCTTTTATGATTCATTACACGGGTGCGATCACTATTCCGCGTGGTGTTCAGTCGGTGCGTTTTGGTATTGCATCGGATGATGGGTCTGATGTGACGATTGATGGTGTCAACTTTGGTTTGTGGGCTGACAAGGGTTGTTCGGTTGATTATTCGGATCGTGTTGTGTTGCCTACTGGTAAGCCGTTGAAGTTGGATGCGTGGTTTTACGAAAACGGGGGTGGCACTTGCTTCATGTTGTTTTGGCAGTTTGATAATGATTATGAGGATTGGGCTGTTGTTCCTGCGTGGGCGTTTTCTAGTGATGTTGTTGAGCCGACTACTACGACTGAAGAACCAACAACGACTACGACAACCACCAGCACAAGTACAACCACAACGACACAGGCACCAACCACAACCAGCACATCTACTACCACCACCGTTTTGAAAACGACAACGACAACAACGCCGCCGACAACGACAGAACCACAAACCACCACATCAACATCTACGACCTCTACTTCCCTTGCTCCTAAAACTACTACTTCTACAAGCACGACTACGACCACTACGGAGCCTGAAACCACCACGACAGCCACGCCTAGAAGTACCACCACAAGCGTTGTAAGCCCCGTAGAGCCGACTTCTACCGTTCCCCCTACAACGACAACCACCACAATTCCTTCTACAACCACGACCCTGCCATCACCAGACAAGCCAGAGTTGGTGTCACCAGCCGTAGTTGAACTTTTGACCAACGCCGCGCAACTGCCACAAGCCGAAATCCAAAAAGCCGTGGACAACATTGTGTCTGACGGAATCAGCAAATCAGAAGCAACAATGCTTTCCAGTAATCCAGACATCATTGCAAGCGTCACACCAGAACAAGCACATGAAATCTTTAACGCTGTTGATCAAGGAACATTGACTGATGCACAGGGAGCCGCGATTGTTGAAGCGGTGCAATCGGCACCTGTTGAGATCAGAAAACAATTTGAATCAGCAATAAATGTTTATGACGGTCACACCGATGGTTATGTTCCTGTCGGTTCCCTAGTGACGGTTAAGCAAAGACGAGTTATCATCGTAACTGGACTTGCATTAGTGGCAGTTCCAATAGTGCCAGCAAGGAAACAAGATGAATAAGTTTGCTTCTTTTATTCGTGACTCAGCATGGACATGGGGTGGTGCAGTCATTGTATTAGTGACGCTTAGTGGGGATACGCGCACGATTGGGTTGTGGATTTCTATCAGCGCATTTGTAGGGCAATTTGTCGGATTCCTTTTGGCTGGCGATGAATAACCTCACCGCGATCATTGTTGCTTTGATTGGTTCTCCAATCGTTATATGGCTTGTGTCTCGTTTTGATAAACGCAACACAGAACAACACGCCGCCAATATGGGCATCTTGCGAGACATACAAAAGGATGTGAATACAGTTGGGGAAGATGTCAAAGCCGTACGCCTAGACCTTTACAATCATGTTGCACACCACGCACATAAGGAGAGCCAAGATGGGAACCCTGAGAGAAGAACTGAAACAGTTTGAACACAGAACCAATATCTGTTCGGTAGGAAAACTTCTGGAATCTTTAGAACCAGCAGTACGAAAAGAACTAACAGAAATAATTGATGACCATAATGTGAGTGCGGCATCCATTGAACGCCTTGCAACCGCTAAAGGTTGGCGTATTAAACGAGAAACTTTCTCTAACCACAGAATGAAAGCGTGTCGTTGTGTCGCTCAAAGATGAACTAGAAAATAATAATGAGCGTTTGGAACTTCTTGCTTTTCAACGCCAAATTGAAAAGGCACAACGCGAAACAAGTGACGCTAAAGATCGTGCGCGTATTGCGGAAGAATCTTTTGACCGTGTTTCTAAGGAATTGGATTTGATGCTTGGTTTAACTACCAAAGTTTCTGAACCGCCTACTTGGTTAACAGCACCAAAGAAAGCAACTAAACACAGGGCTACTCCGTGGTTGTTGTTGTCGGATCTGCATTTGGATGAGGTTGTGCAACCTTTAGAAGTGTTGGGCATGAATGCGTACAGCAGAAAAATTGCTGAAATGCGATTGGCAAATGTTTTTACTGGTACAACAAAAGTTTTAAGGGACTATTGGACTGGCATTAACTATGACGGAATTGTTTGTCCTTTAATGGGTGACATTTATTCGGGAGATATCCATGAGGAACTCACACAAACAAACGAGGACACCCTTTTGGGATCTATTATTCATTGGGTTGATCATCTTGCCGCTGGTATTTCTTTACTTGGTGACGAGTTTGGCAAGGTTCATGTGCCTGTGGTTGTTGGGAATCACAGCAGGCGTACCAGAAAGCCACGAAGCAAGTTCCGCGCACGAGATAACTTTGATTGGTTCACAGGAAAACTTCTCCAAAAAATGTTCCAGAACGACAAGCGCATTACCTTTGATGTGTCGGAATCGCCAGACACAATAGTTACTACTTACGGTCATCGTGTGATGGTTACTCATGGTGATCAAGCGTCTGGTGGTAATGGTATTGGTGGTGCGTTCATGCCTGTGATGCGTCTTGACGCTAAGAAGCGCGCACGGCAAGCGGCGGTGAATCAGCAGTTTGATTTGATGGTGTTGGGGCATTGGCACACGCTGATGTTTGCACCAAACTTTGTGGTGAATGGAACCACTAAGGGATATGACGAATACGCTTTTACTTCTAACTTCGGATATGAGGAACCTTCGCAAGCGTTGTTTCTTATGACTCCTGAACACGGCAAAACTTTTACTGCACCAATTCATTGTGCTGACCGTAAGAAAGAGGGCTGGTGAACATTGACCCGTGGGATGAAGATGATGAAGATGATGAGATCAGTAACTTTGCTGACACCGATTTGTATCCGTACAACATCTTCATGGTTCAACGACTTGTAGAAGTGAACCCTGATGGTGTGTCCACTTCTATCGTTGTGTTTCTTGGCGACTCTGAACACGAAGCACAGGTGGGTTTGATGTTGCATCCTAAAACGGCGTTGCAGTTGGCGGCAAACATTATTGAAGTGGCTATTGAGTCGTGACAACGATTGTGGCGGTGCAGGGCAACGGGTGGGTTGTTGTGGGGTGGGATGCTCGTGTCGCTGAGGATGGTGGGCGTGTCTTTAATGCTGGTAAGAACTGGTCAAAGGTTGTTCGGAACAATGGTTACTTGTTGGGTGCCGCTGGTGATGTTCGCGCAATCAATCTTTTGCATCATGTGTTTCACCCTGCAAAGGCTGACGGTTTGACGGGTATCAAGTTGGATCGGTTTATGACTGGCAAGTTCATTCCTTCTTTGCGTGAAGTGTTTGAGTCTGAGGGGTACATGGCTGGTTCGCGTTCACAGGCTGAGGAGCATGGGTCAACTGTGTTGGTGGTGGTGAATGGTGTGGTGTTTGAGATCGGTAGCGATTGGGCGTGGGTGCGTGACGACTCTGGTTTGTATGCGATTGGTTCTGGTGGTGATTATGCGTTGGGTGTGTTGGCGGTGTCGGATGTTTCTACGGTTGACGCTTGCAAACAATCTGTGCTTGCTTCGTTGAAGGTGGCTTCACGGTTTGATGCGGCAACTGCTTCGCCGTTCTTCACACAATCTGTTCTTACATAATCTGCAAGTGACACGCGTTGTTTGTGTCTTGATAGAACTGGTGTCCCCCCTAAAGATGGAGATGCAAGATGAGTGTTGATGATGTGATGTTGGCTTTGGAGTTTCTGCGCCGTTGTGTTCCGCGTGGTCATGTTGAGGAAGATGCGTTGGTTGGTGTGATCCAACGGTTAGAACGCGCTGTTGGTTTAGTTCCTTCGGTCTGAGGTTCATCCCGTTGCAGGGAACTTCAATCCGACTATCCCTTGTTTCTCTAGCGAGTTGATAATGATGCTGTCCACTTTGTATCCCCACGCTTTTGATGTTGCGGTGTGTCCGTTGATTGTGTGCCATCCGTCTATGCGTACTTTCCATCTGCGTTCTGTTACATCGCGCAACATCTTGTAGAAGGTTTCTCCGTGACCGCCTTCGTTTCCTCTGCCGTGAACGCTTCGGTATGCGGCGTGGCATAGTTCGTGCGCTAATACTTCCCATGCGCGTACGCCACCTTCGTGACCACGCATCACACGGATTGTTGCTGTTGCACCATCACACCATCCTGACTCGCCACGCTTTTGACGAGTATAAACAATTCTAAGTTTTGGCATTGGTCGGTGTGAGTGTGCGCCGAACAATTCCCAAAGGCGTTCTGCTTCTTTTTGAAAGATTGCATCGCGTTGTTTGATTTTCTTTTGTTCGTCACGCACCGCTTTTGTTTGTGTAGAAACTTTAGCGCGTTTTGTTTTTGTTTTGATTGCTGACTTTTCTTTTGATGCTTCGCGTTTCTTTTCTAATGCTGGTGCAACTCGCATAACAAGTGTTCCTTGTTTTGATGAGCATGGTAAGCAGTAACGGCGTATGTCGTTCATGCGTGGTCGTGATGGTGCTAGTAGTCCGTGATCGCAGGTTGGGCATTTCCAACGAACTTGTTTTGTTGTTGTGGTTGTCATCGTGTGTTCCTTTCTTACAAGATGATGTTGGCTTGAAGAACTGTGTTGTTCTCAATGAGCAAGTTTGTGTAGTAAATCTTTTTTCCGTTTGGTCGTTTGACTGCCGCGAAGTGTGTCCATCCGAGTTGTGTGCGAAAGTTGTCGGTGTGGGTTTTGATTTCCACGATTGTGTATTGATTGTTTTTGTGTGTGAATGTTTCCATGTACTCATTCTAAGCACAACTTGTCAGGATGCGCAAGTCATTTCGCAAACCCTTATACAGCAAGGGTTTCCCGACCTTGAAAAGAAACACTTGCTTTTGTTGACAAGTGCTGATTAAATAGAGACATGGAACAAAACACCAACACAGCAACATCCACTCACAACTATTTCTGCCATTGCGGATGCGGAGAAATTATCAAGGTTTCTTTTCCAAATGGTTTTCAAGGAACCACAGCAATCATTACTCCTTGCTCAAAGGCTCCTAACTACATCGCTTCATTTGAAGTTCGCAAAAGTGCGGTACTAGAAATGACACCAGCAGATCAGGGCTACACAGTTCAACACATCAATGGTCTAGTAACAATGGATGTGAAGTAATGAGCGAGTACACAACAAACATCATTCGCTTCACCGAAGGCGAACAACTATCAGCACGATCACTTGGCGACTACGACTGCATCTTCCGATTCACAGTCATCAGCCGTACAGCAAAGTTTGTAACACTTCAGTATTACAACGACACAAAGCGCGTAGGAATAAAAGTGCGTGACGGTCGCGAGTATTGCTACCCACTTGGTAACTACTCAATGGCAGTAAGTGTCGGCGCAAGAGAGCAGGTCACACAATGAGTGATTACGCAATCATCAATCTGATCTTGTGGGGTGGCTTTATCGGCTCCTACTTAATCGCGGTATTTGTTGGGGGCTACCGAAACTGGATACGCCAGTTCCGTGACACACCCCCTCAGTACATTCGTAAATCAAGAAGCCACTACTAAGGAACACATGATGGGAACACACAACAAACCAGCACACGGAAGTCTTGAATGGTTGCAACTGCGACACAAAGACGAAAACAACCGCACACGATTCGGAGCATCCGAAGCACCCGTACTTATGGGTGTATCCAAATACAGAACCATTACCGATCTTGCGATACAAAAATGGTCAACACCAGAAATCAAAGAACAAAACGAAGCCATGATGCGCGGTCACATTCTTGAACCTGCGTTGATTGAATACGCATCACAAGTTTTAGGTGTTCCTTTAACAACACCAGATGAGATGTATTCACACGGTCGCATGATTGCCACGCTGGATGCCATTACAGGTGACGGTGAAACAATCGTTGAAGCCAAAACTTCAACTTGGTATTCGTGCGATGATCAAATGCCGTTGGAGTTTTACTGGCAAGCAGTCGCGCAACTTGCGTGTTGCCCATCAGCCGTTGAAGTGATCTTTGTGATCTTAGATATGCGTATGAGACTTGCAACGCCTCAGCATTGGGTTGTGTACCGTCATCGTGCAGAGAACGACATTGCTGAACTGCTGGCAACTGCCGACAGCGTTGGTGACTCTCTTGACAGCCATGAACTACCTGCTGGTGCGATCATCACGGAAGATAATGTGAAGTCGCTGTACCCTTCTCCTCATGGAATCAAAGAACTTGGCTCTATTGGGATCACTCTTGTGACTCAATGGCAATCCGCTAAATCAGCGCGTGACGAAGCAGAAGCAAATGAACAATCTGCTCGTGATGCCCTTTGTGCGCTTCTTGGTGAAGCCGAAGTTGGCATCGTTGACGGACAACAGATCGTTTCCTACAAAGCCCGTAGCACGGGTTCTAGGTGGGATACGAAACGGTTAGAGCAGGAACATCCTGAGTTAGCCGTGGAATACAAAAAACAAGCAGGCACAACCCGTGTCCTGAAATCATCATTGGGAGATTAAGAAATGGAAATTATTAAAGCAATGTCGGCTGTTATGGAAGCAGTCGGCGGTGTTTCTAAAAAGGAACGCAATCAACATCAGGGGTTCAACTTTCGTGGCATTGACGCGGTTGTGAACGCTGTATCACCAGCGTTACGCGCTAACAATGTTGTGGTGGTACCACGAGTGCTGGATTCAATTTATGAAACCGTCACAGTCGGCAAGAACCAAACACAACAGGGACACGCACGGGTCACGGTTGAATACACTTTTTACGCTTCGGATGGTTCCAGCGTGTCGGCTACGGTCGCGGCTGAAAGCATGGATAGCGGTGACAAGGCAACAGCAAAGGCTATGAGTGTGGCGTTCCGTACTGCGTTGCTTCAGGCGTTGTGTTTGCCTACGGATGAGAGTGATCCTGATGCGGATAGTTATGAGCGTTCACCACGAGTGGAACCAACACGATCAGAACCAACTGTGCAAACAAAAGAACTGAAAGCAACAAAGACAAAACCAAATGTTCACGAGAACATCAGTCCTGTAGCGTTGACGAAAGCCCAACAGACTTGGGTGCAGAAACAAGTGGCAGAAAAGTTTGCTGGCGAAATACCGTTAGTGGTGATTGGGGACATTTTGAAGCGCGAGATCAAATCGTTGAATGACATTAACGCTGATGAAGTTCGTGTTTTGATTCCAGCATTGGCTGGTAAGTGATGGAAGGTTTCTATAACGGTACGCAAGGTTCGGTTGATAGACCCACAAGCAAAAGCAGAAAAACTACCAACCTTGAATCGGTGTTGGAGTTGATCCGCAAAAGCGGAAGGGTCGGTGTCACCTATAAAGATGTTGATTCTTGGTTGGGTACTAACCACGGTGCGTCATCTGGTGCGCTCAGTAATCTGCACAAACTTGCGTTGGTGTTTGTAACAAACGAAACACGCCAGCATTGTCAGGTGTACTAGCACCATGAACTGCGAGATATGTTCCCTGATGCGGAACGACATGATGAACCTGTGCGTACAGGCTCTAAACAAAAGCAAATGATTTCTGCCGTTTTGGATGCGGCTGAAAGAGTTGTGGCTTCAGGTGGTACACCGCTTGATGTTGCACTTCTAGAAAACATCCTCAATCAATATAAGGAACAAATAAAATGAACAACATGGTTGCGTGTGGAAACTCCACAGAAATTGAATTGCGTTACACACAAAGCGGTAAAGCCGTTGTGTCTTTCAGCATTGCGATGAAAAGCAAAAAGGGTGAAGAAGTAATTACAACTTGGCAGAAAGTTGAAGCGTGGGATTCTCTTGCTGAGAACCTTGCGGCAAATGTGCAAAAGGGTGATCGTGTCATGGTGTCGGGTCGTATCAAGACTGATGAGTACACAAACAAAGAAGGCGAGAAGCGCACCACGCCTGTTCTTGTTGCTGATGAGGCTGGTGTGTCTCTTAGGTGGAGTCGTGACCGAGACTAGGGAACACGGAACTAATAGTCGTTTTCAGTCTGGTTGTCGGTGTTCTGACTGCATCTACGCAAATAAGTTTGTGTTGTTGCAGTTGGAATACCACGAACCGCACATTGATGAGACAAGACAGTTTTGTTCTGTGCGACCTTCTAAGAGCAGACCTTTTCCAGCACGGGATTTAGTATTGGCTATTGGTCAACCGAACGCGGTTGTTCTTGCCAGCATGATTGGTGTGACGCGCTATACGGTCGCGGCGTGGCTTCGGCGTGGTGTTTGTTTCACTCCGTACGAAGCGGATCGTTACGCGATTCGTGGCGGTACACATCCTGCGTTGGTGTGGGGAGAGCGTTGGTACCATGATGAACTGGTATGAAATGGCTTCGTGTCGTGGAATGAATGTGAATGTGTTTTATCCGAAACATAATGAGTATGCAGAACCGCGCCGTGTTTGTAAGGATTGTGTTGTTCAGCGTGAGTGTTTGGATTCCACTTTGTATCGCGACAATGACAACTATGGAATGTTTGGTGGGTTGACTCCTATGGAGCGTCACACTTTAAGGGAGAGCCAAATGAGGTGGAAACCGCTGTGAAAGCGCACCAGCGGATCATTCGTGAGCGCGAAGCATCAGGAGATACAACCGATTGGCGTTTGTTTGAAGATGATTACCAGTCCGTTAATTGCGACATCAGTAACGCCGTTGTTCGTGAAGTCTCGTATGGAACTGCAAAAGAAATCATTATGAAATACGAATGGCTTGGCTCTATGCCTGCCGCTGTAATTAAATGTTTTGGTATTTTTTATGATCATTTGTGTGCTGGTGTTGTTGTGTATTCAACGGAGTATTCAGAAAATCTTGGTGTGTGGGACAAGTTTGGTTACACAAACAAAATGATTTTGTTGTCTCGTGGTGCGTGTGTTCATTGGGCGCATGAACATTCTGCTTCTAAATTGATTCGTCAATCTATGCGAATGCTTCCCGATAAATATGAGGTTGTTACTTGCACGGTTGATCCTGCGGCTGGCGAGATAGGAACCATTTATCAGGCGTGTGGGTTTTATTATGTGGGGGCTATGCGTGAGGCTAATCGTGATGCGTGGATGATTAACGGCAAACTTGTTGGTGAACGGTCGTTGCGTAAGATGATTGGAACTCAAAAGAAGGAAGAAGTGTTGAAGCGTTTTCCTCATGCTGAGTTTGTTAAACAATTTAATAAGGGTCGGTACTTTGCTTTTCGTGGTTCACGATTGGTTAAGAGAACGCATCTGGCGGCTCTTGAACATTTGATAAAGCCGTACCCTAAGAGAGTGAATGATGGAATCTAATTTGAAACCGAAGGCTGAATGTGCGTGTGGCTGTGAACTGTTTGGTACACCATTGAAACGCCCTGAAGGTCATGTGCGTGGGTGTAAATGCAAACGCTGTATGGGTAAACGCAACCGTGCGAAGGGTGACGGTAAGGCGCGTGTGGCTCGTAAAAAGTTAGGGATCACGGGTGTGAACAGTAGGCATGAAGAATTGTGGGGCGGTAAGTGTCGTGTTGAAATGAAAGCAGGCAAACAGATTCAACCGATTGCTACACGGTTTGAAGATGCAAGGGGGCAGTCGGAAGCGGCTAGACCGTATGGTGATTGGCGACCATTTATGATGGTTGCGATGCCTGATGGTACGCAGGATGGAATTGTTTTGATGTTGCTTTCAGATTTTGTGACTACTTACGGCGATCTAGGCGTAGAGTCTTAATAAATAAGTGACCCCCTCACCGCAGAAACGGCAGGGGGTCGGAACAACTATCAAGGAGTTGAACATGAATAATTCTACAAACCCAACGACACAGAACAAAGGTTTGTGGGCAAAGTTGGCTGTGAACTATTACGACAACCCGAAGTTTGATTTGGTGTCGCCACTTGCCGAGTTGCTGTATGTGCGTTCTATTTCTTTTGCCAAGACTGAGAACACGGGTGTGTTGTCGTTGAAGGCTGGTGCGCGACTTGCTTTTGATTTGGGTGATCACTCACCATTGATTCAAGAGTTGCTAGATGCTGGTTTGTGGAGTCATGTTGATGATGGTGTGATGATTACTAATTGGCATGAATGGCAAGAAGATTCTGGCAGGGTTGAAGCAAAGCGTGAGCAAGGTCGCTTTAATGCGCACAAGCGTTACCACGCTGTTAAGGCTGACTCATCTTGTACTTACTGCAATAATGATGGGTCACCCAATGGGTTACCTAGTGGGTCTGATGCTACGACCCCAATGGAAGAGAAGAGTAGAGAAGAGAAGAGTAGAGATATATCTCTTACTCACGCGCCTGACGGCTTTGATGAGTTTTGGTCTGTCTATCCGCGCAAGGTGGGCATTGGTGATGCTCGTAAGGCATGGAAGCAAACTGTGAAGGTTCGCCCTGATGTGTCGGTGTTGGTTGCGTCTGTTGAAATGGCTAAGGCTGGCTGGCTTGATCCAAAGTTCATTCCGTACCCTGCTTCTTGGCTGAGGGGGCATAGGTGGGCTGATAACGCTGTTCTGCCTTCAGAGGTGGTCAGGAGCCTTTTGGAGCCTTGTAGGGGCTGTATTGGTACTGGTAGGCAGGATTACGGCTCTGAGGTGGGTAAGGAGCCTTGTAGGGATTGTGGCGGTTCAGGCAAGGTTGAAAAGTAATGCTTGCTTTTGGTCGTGGAACTGGTAAAGTTCTACTTATGGAAACACACACAAACACAGAAATTGTCCACCTCAACGGAACTGATATTTACTTTGACTTGTCGGACACGACACGAGTAACACATCAGATGTTCGTAATTGGCAATAGTTACTACGCACACATCACCAAAGAAGTAGCACAAGCAACGATCAATACTGGAATAGTTGGTGACAACATTTCGGCAATCACTCTTTGCAACAAGACCTACACAAACGGTGACGCATGGGAGTTCACAGAGAACACTAACGATGCAATAAAAGTTTGCAAGGCTTGTGCAAAAAAGGCTGGCAAGTAATGAGCCACGAACGATTCAAATATGTCATTGAAGTAGCACTCAACAACAACACATCAATAGACGAACAACACACAATGGACAGAGAACAAATGCTTTCACTACTCGTGGAATGCATAGACGCAAGCAAAATCATCACCGTTCACAAACTGTCGCCATACATTCAAGGGGCAAAACAATGACACCGTTAGAACAAGTCACTAACGCAATCTCAACACACGGCAGACCAACATGGGTTGCTTATGTACCAAGTCACATCGTTAAACAAATCCCATACGCCGATCTACTGGTGCTTCTAGAAAACGCAGAACAAACACGCCGACAAGACAAACACAAACTAACTATTGCGTGGCTGTTAAAGAACACATACGAAACAATCACCGCGAAACAACTTGCTGAACAAATGGATGTTAGTGATCCAACAGCACGGCGATTCATTCAAGACAACCCGTTTTACTTTCGCACCAATGGTCGTGGCACATGGGAAATCCGCAACCCGAAAGAGGACAGGAAATGATTGCTGAAGTGACAATTCACTTAGGACAAGAATGGCGCGACCTTGCGTACTGTTTTTTGGGTATGGCTGGTGGCGGTTTTCTTGGATGGCTGTTTACATACGACTGGCACACCAGACAAAGGAACAAGAAATGATGCGCGAATGGCGATCACTTCAGGCTGATGATTACTTCAGACTCAAAGACGAAGAACGATTCACCCTTGACAACAAATGGGTTCCAGTCACATACCGAATCACCATGCTTCAAGGCAACACCGTTCAGTATCATGCAATCCATGACAAAACAAAAACACACACCTGCACACTTGGCTGGCTGATTGACAATGGACACGACTTCCTATGAAAACTGTGATGCCTGCAATGGAACAGGAAACGAATCTGAGTACGAATCGTACTTTAGTAAATGCCACGCCTGTAATGGGCTTGGCTACACAACAGGTGAAAGGAACACCACCAATGAAAGAAAGAAAGAACAATGACCGAACTAGCAAAGTGTTATCTCATGTTTATCTCGTTGCTGATGACGGTGAGCGCGTGGAACTCACCCACGGAAGCACCACAACTTCGGGTGGGTATCCGTTTGGGTTGCATAGCAATGGTGGTGGCAACTCTGCTGATCTGGTGACTTGGCGCAAGATGGCTGAGGTGTTGGCGTATGCGTTGAGATATTCAAATCATCCTTCTGTTAATTCTGTTGAAGGTCATTTACTTCGTAAAGATGCGCTTGCTGAATATGACGAGTTGGTTGGTGAATGAGTACCGAATACATCCATGTTGATGATGCGTATGCGTGGCTCCGCGAGAAAGAAGTTCAGTTTGCTGAACAGGATTTTGCGAAGGTGCAAGCGGAGCGTGATAAGTGGAAGCAAATAGCCACTATGTATTTTGTGCCTTTCCATGAGGGCGGTTGTCCAGCAAGTCCTAATGCCATTAAAAACAACAGGCAATTAGTGCATCCAAGAAGTGAACAATGCGATTGCGGTCACGACGCATATTTGAAAGCAATTAATAATGACTGATTTCTTCACGCTCATAATCATGGTCACAGCCGTATTTGTATGCGGTGTATTTGCAGGTCAAAAGCACCGTGGGTAAAGGCTCAGTAACAATGAACAACTACTTTGAAATGCAAGCCGAGCGTGACAAATGGAAAAAGATTGCTGACGATCTTGCATCTGCATTGCTTCTACCTGTAGGCGAAGAATGGTATGACGCTCAAATACTGGAATCCGCACTTGCTCAATACACAAACGCTATTGAACCCAACCCGATACAATCAACAGTTAAGGAATAACTATGACTTATGACAGCCACATGGCAACCGCAACAATCACCGAACAACACACAACCATTGATCGCCTACGACACGAACTAGCACAAGAGCGTGAACTAGCCGACCTACTACAACACAGCCTTAACGCGTTAATGAAAGACTATGTAACAAAAGACCTAGACCCACGAACCGATGAAGCAATCCGAAACGCGCTATCCGCATTCCGCGACCAACGCAACTACCCCCTAACCAACTGAAAGAAACCAACCAATGTCCCCCTTCTCTGAACTGTTCCGCACACACCGCACCAGAATGAACCTCACACAACGAGCAGTCGCAAACGCAATGAATGTAAGCCAAACAGCCGTGTACCTATGGGAAAGTGGCAGAGCCACCCCAACACTTGCTAACTTGGTTTTCTTAGAACAACTCTTTGAAGTTGATCGTGGCACATTGCTCATACCTTGTGCCTATGCAATATCCGCCAAACAAGGAGAAGCAGGCTGAAGGTTCGTGCGCTACTGCTGATGATGGGATTGATTGTGATTCCAAGTCAGCAAGTGAGCGCAAAAGGTGACCCTTCACAACGGGTGCCTGAATCAGAACTTCAACTGCAAATGCTTCACCCACGCGTGATGCCTGTCCAGTATTGGGATGCTGTTGCTGTATGTGAATCATCATTGGATGGCTCAACAGCGCGTTGGAACGATGGTGGCAACTTCTCTGGTGGTCTTGGCATTGCAACTTCTACTTGGCTTGCTTTTGGTGGTCGCCAATTTGCTTCTACTGCTGGTCGCGCCACAAAGGAAGAACAGTTGATTGTTGCTAACAGGATCAGCGTGTTGGGTTATCAAACAAAGAATCGTTTTATGACTGTGGATGACAGGTTAAATAACCGCCCGTGGTTTCAGTATCCCGTGTCCTTTTTTGGGTGGGGTTGCATCAAGGCTCATAAACGGCTTCACCCTCAAAACTGGCTGAAATCTCATGCCCGACCTATGAGGCGTGGCTAAAACCCTTATATTGCAAGGGTTAAAAGAATGACTTGCGCATCCTGACAATCTGCGGTTATAGTCAGGGTATGGAAAACAACACAGACACAAACAAAAGCCATCTCACGATGAAACAAGAACGCGCCGACAGAATGTTTGACGCATTACAAGAACAACTCAACAACTCAGACGGACTCATCCAGACGATCGCACTATTCACAACCGAAGGCGAATGGGTACCAGCAAAAATGGTTTCAAGCCAATACGGAACATCATGGATGGTTCTCAACGAAAACGGAAAATCAACAGGCGTGTTCGTTCCCTTCCGTTCAAAGAAGCGCGAAACACAAGCCAAGCGCGGATTTGTTGAAGGCTTTGTAAAAGTAACCGCGATGGTTGCTTACTCAGGTGGTTTCAGCCCAACCGCAAGCATTGTTTCAGCAAAAGAAGTTGGAACAGGCAAGCCAGTAACAATCGTAAGCACCGACCGATTCCAAGACGGTTTGTGATGAACACATACAAGCCAAACAAGTTTGACGGTTACTGCGGTTGCGGAACAAAAGTATTAGCAGGCGCAGGTTTCTACATTTACGGACAAACATTCTGCCAAACACCAAACGATCTAACCCGTTGCCCAACAGAACAAGAAACACTAAACAAACTGGTCACAGCAAACGAAGCCCACACCAACGCAATATGGGAATCAAGTTTCACACCAACACCAGACGGTGCCTGCGACAAATGCGGTGGCAACGGCAAATATGTATTCAGCAACGGCACAATCGGTGTTTGCTACCAATGCAACGGAACAGGCAAAGACAAGTAACACCACCAACGCTCCGTGGCTTGCACCAGAAAAGGGTGGTATGGAACACACGCAAACCACGGAGACATCATTGGGGGAAACCAAATCATACGCCCCCACGATTACTGTTGTCCCCATGAACCACGAAACAATCCCCATCACCAACATCACCAGCCACCCACAAAATGTCAGACAAGGCGACATCGGATCAGTCATTGAATCCCTAAAAGCCCACGGACAATACCGACCCATCGTGGTACAAAAATCCACAGGACACATCCTCGCTGGAAACCACACATGGCAAGCCGCCAAGAAACTCAAAATGAAAACCATCGCAGTCACATGGTTGGATGTAGATGATGACGAAGCCCTACGCATCCTGCTGGTGGACAACCGCACAAACGATCTCGCTTCCTACGATGACCACGGGTTAGCCGACCTGCTCACAGGGCTGATGAAAACAGAAGGGAAACTGTCTGGCACAGGATTTGATCCAGATGACCTTGACAGCCTGCTGAGGGCTTTGGAGTTGCCACCTTTGCCAGATACGCCAGATGAGCCTGAGAAGCCTTCCAGAAGCCCTTTGAGGTGTCCTGAGTGTGGTTTTGAATGGCATGAGGGCAAAGACGGGTTTGAGCCTGTTTAGGGGCTAAAAAAGATTTTTGGGGAAATGTGCTGAAAAGTTGCACCAGCCTGACAATCTGTGGTTATAGTTAAGTCATGGAAAACATCACAAACCACAAAGCAATCAAAATTAGCGACAAAGAATGGATGTGCAATGGCATCACAATCACCACTATGCGTTTTGATAAACGCAGCAAGCGTTACACATTCAAGAAGCCTGAAGCCTTCTTGACCAATCACCCAATGGAAACCAGTCGCATTTATTGCACAACACTTGAAGCCTGTGTTGCAGCAATCAACAACATCTACTCAAAGGAAGCAAAGTAATGAACGCCACACCAAAAATGCACAGACACCCAATGGGACTGATCACAACAGAAGGAGACTTTGTTGTAACAAACGAAGGCAGAAACAGTTGGGCAATCCGACCCACACTCAACGGCGAAGTTGACTTCTACGATGAATGGAACAAAACCAGTTACGCACACACAACAAAACAAGAAGCAATCGCCCACATCACATACATAAGAAACAAGCACAACTAATAAACTGACCACTCAACAACCATGAGTTACACTCAACACATGGCACAATCAAAATCACCCAAACCAGAAGTCATAGACAAAGAACGACAAGTCCTAGAACTACGCCGCGCAGGAGCCACCTATGACGACATCGCACGAACAGTCGGATACGCAGACCCATCAGGCGCATACACCGCATTCAGACGCGCACTCAAACGCACACTCCTAGACGCAGGATCAGAAGAAATCCGCGAAGCCGAACTAGACCGCCTTGACCGTATGCAACGCGCACTCTGGAACAAAGTCACCACAGGCGATGTCAACGCAATCAACACCGTTCTACGCATCATGCACAGACGCGCCCAATACTTAGGGCTTGACTCACCAATCAAACAAGAAATCAAAGTGGACATAGCCGACACAACCAGCATTGACGCTGAAGTAGCACGACTCATAGAAATGCTCGCCACCAACGACACACCTGCATGAGCGACATAAACACACGCATCGCCGCATCACAGTTCCGTTGGGAACACCAACAAGCCCGACCCGACCAGTTACCACCAGACGGTGACTGGATGATCTGGCTAATTCAATCAGGGCGTGGATGGGGCAAGACCCGTGTAGGTGCTGAAACGATCGCTAAGTGGGCAATACGACAACCCAACACCAGATGGGCGATACTTGCACCAACCTTCGGTGACGCTCGTGACACCTGCGTAGAAGGTGAGTCGGGGCTACTCAACATTTTAAGACGATACGGAATGCTCCGAGACAAAAACGGATGGAACAGATCTATCGGCGAAATCCACCTCACCAACGGTTCACGCATCAAATGTTTCTCAGGTGACGAACCAGACAGACTCCGTGGCTCTCAACACCACGGCGCATGGGTAGATGAATACGCCGCGTTCCGATATCCAGATGCGTTTGACCAACTTCAATTCGGTTTACGACTAGGGCAACACCCACGCACAGTCATCACCACCACGCCACGATCAAAACCCTTTATCCGTGCGTTACTGAAACGCCAAGACGGTTCCGTGATCATCACCCGTGGCGCAACCTTTGACAACAAAGACAACCTTGCACCAGCCGCACTTGCTGAACTACTCGCAAGATACGAAGGCACCCGTTTAGGCAAGCAAGAGTTATACGGCGAACTATTAGAAGATGTAGAAGGCGCACTCTGGACACTCGCACTCATTGAATCCGCACGAATCACCGAAGCCCCACACCTATCACGCGTCATTGTCGCTGTTGACCCTGCCGTAACCGAAACAGGAGACGAAACAGGCATCATCGTTGCAGGCAGAGACACCAACCACAACGGCTATGTACTCGCTGACTATTCAATGCGTGGCAGACCTGACGCATGGGCAAGACAAGTCATAGAAGCATACGACATCCACATGGCTGACTCCGTAGTAGTGGAAGTCAATCAAGGCGGTGAACTTGTATCCCAAGTCCTACGCACCATCAGACCATCACTTCCGATCCGTGAAGTACGCGCATCCAAAGGCAAACGGTTACGCGCCGAACCCATTAGTGCTTTATACGAACAAGGCAAAGTTCACCATGTCGGTGTGTTTGACAACCTAGAAAACCAAATGTGCGAATGGACACCAGACGACCCCAAATCACCCGATCGTTTAGATGCACTCGTATGGGCAATGACCGACCTGATACAACATTCAGGTGTGCAATCGTTCCTAGATCAACTCGCAACAATGTGTCCATCGTGCAACTACCCAAACAAAAAAGAAGCGATTATGTGTGTCTCTTGTATGCGCCCAATCACAGGATGAGTAAGATGCACTATTCAAGACGCAAAGCAATCAAGATTGGAAGGCGTAACACATGGGCATTCGTGACCGCATAGGCAAAGCATTGGCACTACCTTCAGGTGCAACAACATTGTCACCAGCGCAAATACAGGCAATGCAAAACATTCCTCAATCAGGCATGAGGGCTGTACCACTTGAACGCGACATCCAAGACGCAATCGTTCCGTTCCCTGCGGCAACACCACTAATCCCTGCACTCATTAACGCACCACGCGATGATGGTCGTGCTGACCCACGCAAATACGAATACCCCGTTGCATGGAACCTTCAACTAACTGAACAACGCGCAATCCCATTCAAACTGTTGCGCGAAGTTGCTGATCAGGCTGACATTGTTCGTAAATGCATTGAGATTGTTAAAGCCACCGTTGCAGGTATGGAATGGGACATCACCATGACCGATAGTGCTGTACGGCGTGTCATGGAAGAACAAGAACTAGGACAGACACTCGCCGCAAAGGTTGCTCGCGATGCTTTACAGCCTGAGATGACACGCGCTAAAGACTTCTGGATTTCACCAGACCGCATGAACGGCATGAGTTTCCAAGAGTGGATAATGATGGCGTTAGAAGAAATGCTTGTCCTTGACGCGCTTTCCATCTATCCGAACCGCACCCAAGACAACAAAGATTTACATTCACTTGAAATCCTTGACGGGTCAACCATTAAACCATTGTTGAATCAGCGTGGCTCACGCCCACTCCCACCACACCCTGCGTTCCAACAGATCCTTTGGGGTTTCCCTCGTGGCGAGTTCACCGCATCAGCAGACAGCAACGGCGAGTTCACACAAGACGACCTTGTGTATGCGCCACGCACACGCCGAACAAACACACCATACGGTTACTCACCTGTAGAGCGTTGCTTAACACTTGTTGACCTTTACATGAAACGCCTTCAATGGCTTCGTACAGAGTTCACAGATGGTGTCGCTCCTGATGTGATGATGCAAACAGATGCTTCGTTTGGTTCAAACCCTGAACTACTGCGTGGCTATGAACAAGTCTTTAACGATGCACTTGCAGGAAACCTAGAACAACGCAGGCGTATGCGCATCTTGCCTTCAGGCATGAACCCCATATTCCCACCAGCATCCGACAAGAAACACTCATCAGAGTTTGACAACTGGCTCATCCAACAAATCTGTGGACACTTCGGTGTACTACCAACACAGTTAGGTATGACCGCTTCTGGTGCGCTAGGAGAAACAGGACATCAGCAAGGCGAAGCATCCACCGCTGAAAACATTGGTATGCGCCCACTC